CCGTTGGCAGTTGTGTATACAAGAGTTGAAACGTTAAAGGTTGCAGCATTGAAAAGAGTAGAAAATACATTTCCGTACAGAAACCCTTTAACATATAAATTTCCAAAAAATGATCCGTCGTTGTTTGAGATGAGGTTCCCCACGAGAAGGTTTGCATTTGTACTGAGGACATTTGATGCGATGATAACATTGGCTGGAGGGCATGCTTCCCCACTCACTGTTAAAGACCCGCCACCCAACAGCGACCCGCTGTACCTGGGTGGTCCATTTGCGATGCTATCACACATCTCTTACTGTTTCTTCATTAAAATAATTGAGAGCAAACCAATAAGCAAGACAACCATAACTATATGGTTGAAAGTTGGTTTCCCGGGCATTGCCACGGGGTCTGGGAGGCTCACTGGTCTGTCCATGTTTGGTGGGACGTCTGAACGGTGAACCCTCAGTGTAAACGAGTTGTTGTTTGCCCCATTAAAGTTGAGGAGATTCCCGTTGATATCTCTCCAGTTTACAGTCAGCTTGGATATCTTTTCCACAACGTGCGGGAAGACCACGCCCATTTTATAGTCTGTTTGCTCCTTGAACGCCTTGATGGATCCAGATATCACATCCATAGGTATGGTGGCAATGGCGTGAGCCGCGCTCGTGTTGACGGGCATAAAGACGTTTGACAGTGTGCTATTCACGTTGGACAGGTACCCCGTGAGTTTGCTGCCCAGATTCATGCGCTGTGTCCGAAACTCCTCAATGTCCAGAAAGACCATCTCGTTTGCTGTAAAGTCGCACACGAGGTTGGACTTGAACATGTACTTGCCCGCATACAAGGAGTTGCTTATGTATGCGGGGTCTGCAGTGGCCCCCGAGTTGAGGAAAGGGGACAGCGTGGTGCTCACAGGGATGCCGAGGAGCTGAGCAGCTTGTGTGCTTTGTGTACTAATGGTGAAGCTGGAAGATGAATAAAAAATAAATTTTCCATCGGCTGTGTTGAATGTGACGGACACGCCTCCTATCTCGTTTGTGTTGGTGAGTTCAGAGGCGAGTGTACTGGCCTGGTAGAAGCCTGGGTACAGGTTCGAGTTGTAGGTGACACCACCTGTGACTACTGTGAGAAAGTAGGGTGTCACTGTGTTGGAGTAGTTGAACATGGAGTTGGGCACGGTGGCACTGACGAGGTCCACACGCTTGATGTTCTTTATGGGGTTGGTCAGAAACACGGAGAATGCATTCCCGTTGGGGTACAGACTCGTGTCCCTGGTGCGGGAGTCTACGTAGATGTACTCCACGTCCATAGAATTTATTTATAATTTATTGTGGGGGTGTAGGCCACGTTATGGTAAGAGGGCAAGACCCTTCTATAACAAGGTCTCTTAGCTGTTGACGGTACACCGCCCATGCGTCTTTTTGCTCTTGGGTAAGAGGGCCGTCCGTCACAGAACATGTCCAATCAGACTTGTACAAGAGGTCATTACGTTGATTGCGAATACTCTGATACTCCCACTTGTACATTTCATTCATCTTGTCAGTGTCTGGCGCCAACTGTATGTTACCTTCTGTATCTTTTGAAACGAGAACTGCACGGTAGTCCAAAGGAGGGATCACCTCTATATGTGTAGCCTCTGGTTCCCTGTTTGGATCAGCCTCCGTGTATTCGTACATGGCAACAATTTGAAGAGTATCTGGGATGACTGCAACAAAGTAAGGCATTCTCTTATACATAATGCACCATAGAATATTTACCCGTCATTGTCCCTAAACTCAAATTGAAACGAATCCTATTAATTTGAATATTTGTCGTTGCAAAATAACACCTGCCTATCACTTGAGTTGCTCCGACACCTGCGTAGCACCCTGTGCTGTCCCACTCAACATGGAATCTTTGTGTTCCGGTAAGTCCGTTGAGTCCAGTGATTCTTACAACACATATGTAAGGACCAACTAAATTTGAAGCCAACTCAGTAACTGGAATGACCGTAGTACTTGAACTTCCAGAATATGTAGCAGATGCAGTTCCACGCCAGCCTTGCCAACTCATTTCAGCTGGGTTATAGACTGTTCCACTTGTATCCAGTGCCTGTATGGTAACCTGCCCAGAGTTTGTCGTGTTGAAATATGGAATGACGCGAATCTCTACATTGTTAAAGTTGACCAGGTCAAAGTTACCCGCATCGAATGTTGTGACTGCCGAAAAACTTGTAAGAGCTGGAACTCTTGGTTGTATAATACCAGCAACACGATTATACCCTGAACAGTTAATGTCTCCAACTGTATCAAGCGCATATGCTGGTGCGTTGGTATTTATACCCGTGTACGTAGCATACCAAGACTTTTGATATGTTGCAACACAAATTGTAGAGGATGCGGCACCAGGATCCGTTTGACCAGTTAGCATGGTGTTTGTCCATGTTACATTAGAAGCGTCATACTCTACAGTATAAAAAGAACACTGCCCAGAAAAGTTTTGAAAATAAACATACAAATCATATGTAGTTGCAGAAATACCGGCTGCATTCGCCTTCCATTTTACATTATAAACACCTGAGCTATTTGAAATATCAACCCAATAATTAGAGTCACCTGCGAATCCGTTTGCATCCACACTTGAATTGTTACTCGTCTTGAAATATATTGTAATTATTGCATCTTGACTGAGAGTTGCGTTATATCCAACCATTGCTGTAATTGTTACTTTTATGACATATCCTCCTTGTGCCATTGCAGCAGTTCCTATTTTATACCACTGAGCAGAGCCTAATGTATTTGGAATATTAAATGTCTGTGGTGTATTTGTACCTCCATTTGATTTCAGAATTCCAGTTGCGCGAACAGTCCCAGTCACGTCTAGAGGATATCCAGGATTATTCACTCCGATACCCACATTCCCCTGTGTATACAGGGAACTCCCTGCTTGTGACCAGGTCCCTGGAATATATATTTCATTCCGCAGTTGATCCCCAGCGAAATTCATCTATCATAGAATGATACTTTTCTGGTGCCCAACTCGCACAGTCGTATCCACATACACCTCCTTGAGCTTGCGGCACAGGGCTACATCCTCCGCCATCATGTCCTGCATACCCCCAATCGTCTGCAGCTCCCCATAGAACCACGGGTACTTGATATCCTCAAGCACACCCTTGTGGATGAGCATCCAGCCCATACCAGAGTAGGCCACCTTCACGTACCGGCTCGTCTCCTTTTCCATATCCTCCGCCTTGACAAACTCAAAGGTGCCATTCTTCTTGAAAAACTCCTCGTCCCACTCCTTGACAACTGCAAAGTGCTGCATATCCTCCATCATGTATGTGCCAGCCGTCACTTCGTGCGGGCTCTCGAGCAGCGAGAAAAAGTCCTCAGGCTTGAACACAATGTCAGAGTCGATCCACATGATGGCGTCATAGTCCACCTTGCCTTGGAAAGGCTTCTGGTCAGGGCCAGCCGTCACGTCACCCCCAAGACACTTGGCGCGCGCAAAGTGCACCACAGACGAGTAGTTTTGTGACACCATGCACTGGTGGCCCTTTGCAGTCGCCTGCATCATAAGCTCGGTCCAGCTCATCAGGAACTCGCGTGAGTACTGTCTTCCGGGGAGGCAAAATACAATCTTCATGTACCTTGTATTTTAATATAATCTTTAACACGGGCTAGAAATAGTATAGTTATACTATAAGGAGATGCCCACCTTTAACAACTTCAAGGCGGCACTGAGTCGGCGCGTCGCAGGGACGCCCCACAGGCTCGAAGAGTATAGCCACACGATAGCTGTAGAGTCTGGAGAGTCGAAGAAAGGTACTCGGGCATTTGTTCAGTATGCACCAGTAGCAAACGAAAAGGGAAACCTTAAGGGCATTTACGTTCACTATGGGAGGACAGGGAAAAAGGCACGCGGCACTAGCATTGGCACAGAACAAAGAAGGATTGGCAGAAATGCAGCTCACAACCTCAATCTTACTCTGTACCAGGTGGCACAGAACTTGGAAAAGCTCGCCCCTGGTCAGACGCCAATTTCAGGAAAAATTATGAAAAAACTTGGAGCTGTACCAGCCTCTGAGATACCTGGGCACCCTAGCAAGAGCAAGGAGCCCTACAAGTACAAGATACCACCCCCAGGTCCAAAGAGACTGAGTTTCAGTAAATCAGCTAAGTAGCACAAGACCACCCACGACTGAGGCTATGCCTGCAATCTGCTTGTAGCTCAAAGTCTCCTTGAGTATCAGGAATGAAAACCCTGCGACAAACACGGGGACTGTGGATGTGAGGGCTGACACCACCGATATTTGGTCGTGTTTCAGTATCGAAAAGAATAGGAGGTTTGCTGCAAACCCAAGGAGGACCGAACCCAAAAGAATGAGGACAGTTGGGACGATAATATTTTGTAAATCTTTTTGTAAAAATTCTTTGTGGTATCCTATGTAGAATAGGGTCAACACAAAGTACCCTAGGGCCGCAATCACAAAAGCAGTCTTATGACTGAGTTTGTGAGCTACGTGTTTCTGTGCAATTGCTTGGAGTGCTGTCATGACGGCAATAGCCAACGCTGGTACAAAGACTGCACTCACCATACAATAAATTTATAATAAAAACCTTGTCGCTCTGCGACCAGTGGTCACGCGGAGCTGTAGGACATGAGGGTCCCCCTCAAATTTATTTATTGGAAAAGCGATCTACTTGTCGAGCAGAGAGCCACCGATGCCATCGGTAATCTTGTAGTCCCGCATCTGGGACACGACAAAGTCCTGGTCACCGCAGAGACCACCTGGGGTCAGGCCCATGGTGTAGTAGGCAGACTCCTTCTCTGGGCCTGGAACACAGGCCAGGCTTGGGCGGAGATCGCCAAACTGGGAAGGATCCTTGCCGGTGGTTTGGGTCATAAGGTCACCACCCTCAAGGGTTGGGACATACATGGATGCTGGACGGACCAGCTGGTAGAGGATAGCAAGCAGCAGGGCGACAATGACGGCATGGACAATCATCTTCCCGACCTTCATTTATAATATATTTTCAAAAAAATCTGCGTTAAAGTTTTAACCAAAGATTCTTATAAACTGTTAGATGGCGGATAGTATAACCATTGACACTGGGGATTCCGGAGCTTCTATCAACCTGACTGCTGACGACCAGACCCTCCTGGATGAAATCTCTATAAGGCCTTCTGAGAAGGTGATTTCGGCCAAGCCCAAGGCGTCTCGTCCCCTGCCTTTTATGCGGCGTGCTCCACGTGTGGTACAGGAGGAGGACCCTGCTCTTGATGCCTTCATCAACCCTGAGAAGCGTACTGCACCGTCTGCACCCGTTCCTGAGGAGTGGGATGGTCACGAGGAGGATGGCTATGATGGTCCTGAGGAGCAACAGTACCAAGCCAGTGGTCCATCCATGCCAAGTGAGGGCTACAAGACGATTGAGGATGAAAAGGCGGACTTGCTGAACAAGATTTCCCGTCTGGCGAAAAAGGGCCTGCAGACGAGCACTCGCCTGAACAACTACAGCGACGTTGAGGAGATTCGCACAGAGTACAAGCGCCTGATGTATGGTATTGAGGTGGAGCGCTCCATCAAGTTTCAGCGCCGTATGCTCATTGCGACAGTTACTGGTCTCGAGTTTCTGAACAAAAAGTTCGACCCCTTTGACCTGCAGCTGGATGGCTGGTCTGAGAATATGATGGAGAATGCAGATGACTATGACGGTGTCTTTGAGGACCTGCACAACAAGTACAAGAATAAGATTGAGGTGGCACCAGAGGTGAAGCTTATTATGATGGTGGGTGGCTCGGCTATGATGTTCCACTTGACCAACAGTATGTTCAAGGCGGCCATGCCAAGCATGTCGCAAGTGGTCAAGGAGAATCCCGACTTGGTCAAGAATATGATGAATGCTGTTCAAAAGACACAGCAGGCACAGATGCAGGGTCCCCCACAGCAAGGGCTGCGCCGCGAGATGCAGGGACCTGGGATGGACATTTCGTCACTGATGGGTATGATGGGTCCACCACCGCCTATGATGTCACGCCCCGAGCGCCCCATGGATGACATCGAGTCCGTGTCTGACATTGTGAGTGTCGATGATGGTGTTCGAGATGTCGCTGTATCAGGAGACAAGCCAAAGCGCGGCCGGAAGCCCAAGACCAATAAGAAGGAGGTGACCCTGTAGGGAGGGACGTAGTCCCTCAACCACAGTACAGACAAAAAAAATAGATGATGAGGGGCAAAGCCCCTCGACTTGGTGACCCTGTAGGGAGACGAAAAAAAATATTTATAAAAATTAGATGGGACTTGCCTTTGCCCCCTTTGTCCCCGAGGTGGGTCCTCCCATCCAGACGCTCATTCCGCAGAGCCCGATAAAGACGGATCGTACAGAGTGCAATTATCTCGTCATGTTTTTTGTAGTTGGTGTTGTCCTTCTAGGCATCAGCGACTCTCTTCAGGACTAGCATAATATCGTCACTCCTCCCCTTGTTTTCACGCAGGTCGTATATCATCTCCGCAAACCCTTGGTCTCTTCCAAGGGCTGCAAGGTGCGTCGCTACATCCATGTTTATAATGTCTTCGATGATGTAATACCCATCTGGACGAATTCTCTTTCCAAATATTTCCAAGGTTTTTACTTGATGGTACGGTATGTGGGACCCATCGTCAATCACGATGTCCCAGGTACCCCCCAATATATCCGCCGCCTCTGGCTTTGTTGCATCAAGCACGTGATAATTCTTCACCTCGTACTTGAGCCAATCTGGACGAATATCAGCACCGTGAATCTCCTTGTCCTCGTGCGTAAAGTACTCGTCCCACATACGCAGTGACGCCCCAGTCATGACACCAACTTCGAGCATACGGACAGGGCTGAACCTCATAGGGCCCAGGACTTTCTCATAGACTGGGACATAACTGTGGTTTGTCGCCTTGTCAGTTCCTGAACCTGACCCAATATCATCCGGTGTTGCGCTATACTTCAAACAAAGAGCCTCCATATTATTTTTTTTAATTTATTTTTTAAATAAGACACTTGTTTGGAATAACCGTTGTCTTTGGTTTCTCAACAAACCCCGCCTCTTGGTACATCTTGAGTCTCTTGTTGTACATGGACCAACAGACGGACCAGTTGTCCACAATGTCCACTATGACTGGGTTGTTCACCTTGCCCTTGGTCTCACGCATGATGCGGCCAACGGCTTGCTTGACATCAGAGTGTGGCGTGCTCAAGATGACTGTATCGAGTGCAGGGATATCCAAGCCTTCGTGGGCCAACGAAAATGTCGCCACAATGACTGGCTTTTCCGCAGACGCATCTAGTTCCTCTTGCTTCATTTGTCCTATGTAGAGCCCAGAATCCTTGATGTGCTCCACCAACCAAAAACAGTGCTCTCTTCTGTCGGTCAAAATTAAAATTTTTCTATTTTCTTTTCTGAGATTCTCCACCGTCTCGAGTATCATCTTGTTCCTATCTGGAATCTCTGTGAGTGTGGTGACAACCCCTGCGAGGTTCACCTTGCCGAACCGTGTGCACGGCGGCGCCTCCCGAAACTCCCTACAGTCAAAGGAGAGCTTCATGAGTTTGACGTGGGTCTGGTTTTCTCGCTCCACTGTGAAGAATGGCGGGCCCATAAACCAGTAGAGGAGCTTTGTGAGGCCATCCTTTCGCTCAGGTGTCGCCGTAAGTCCCAGCGTGTACTTGGGACACATCTTGAACATGCACTGCGAAAAGGCGGGCGCCCCAATGTGGTGTGCCTCATCCACAATGACCAAGCCAATCGAGTCAAAGGCGTGGGGGTCGTGTTCTCTCACGCACAGCGTCTGAATCATAGCAATCACAAAGTCATTTTCAATCTCGAACCGTTCTGTTTGGACTCGGCCTACCGTGGATCCTGGACACATTTCGCGGATGCGCTCAGTCCACTGGGCCGCAAGAAACTCCTTGTGGACTATGACCATTGTTCTAACTTTGAGATGACCTGCAAGGGCGAGGGCGACTTGAGTTTTTCCTCCGCCACAGAAAAGTGATAGGACCCCGCCACCCGTCTCAAAGGCTTTGAGACCAGCTGCAAAAGCCTCTGGTTGACGTGTCGCTTCTCGAAGAGTTCCCTTGTAGTCAATATGAGCATGAGAAGGGGCCACACGGGCATCCTGGGTCGCCGGGGAACCATAGTACCGAGGGATAATGAGTGTGTTCCCATCCTCCCTGTATACTTTGAATGACGGTGGGCGTATACCCATCGCATTCTCCACTGGTCTTACTGTAAGATTTTTCTTTAATTCTGGATTTTTCTCAGTCTCGTAGCCTCTGTGTGTGAGGGTCCCCTTCATACTATACTATAGGCGCGGTGCTTAAACTGATAATTACCCAATAGACATTGTCCCCCCATAACTTTTTTTCTAAAAATATTTCTACAATTTCATTCTCTTTGAGTTCCTGTATTGTCCGGATACCAATCACTTTACACATGACTCGATTGTACCTGTATGGCACCTTGGCCTTTATCACTTTATCATCAACACTGATGTCAATGTACTTTCGGCCTTCTATGTCGTACCAGGGTCTGACTATGTGTGCAAGGACCATACTCTACGAATACATTCTAATTATAAATCTTGTACGCCTCAGGTCCTTCAATCTCTGCATCCATAGTAATCTGTTGAATACTTGGTATTTCAGGGGGAACTGGGACGCCTGGCTGAAACTCGTAGGTGTACCCCTCGTCTGTGTATGCTGTGAAAAGAGGACCCGCAGCCCCCGGCTGACCCTTGGGTGCAGGTGCATAGTACTCAGGCACCCTGCTCAGCTTGAGGTACCACATCAAGGTTCCAATCAATAGAACCACTGTCAGGAGAATGAGGAACTGTCGAAACTCCTGATTCATTACTATTTTGTGAGAAAAAGGTTTCAACCTCGACATCACCCTGTGTGGTTGGAAAGTTGACAAGCAACCCATGTGTCAACCCAGTCAGTTTCATGTAATTTTTTATCTGAATCCTATTCTCCTCTTTGATACGTGCAACAGACTTGAGTTCAACTATAGACGTATTGTTGAGTATCAAGTCAGCCCTGACATTCCCAACATTATGACTCTGAAAAAATATTGGAATAATTCTTTCAGTTTCATAGTTTATTGTATTGAGGCGAAGAGCCACCTCAAAGGCATTGTGGTACACACGCTCACTAAACCCTGGTCCAAGCTCAGACCAGACCTGGTTAGCAATCATACGCACAAGGTATTCCATAAGAATTTGTCTCGTTTTTTCTTTATCAAAATTTTATTTATAAATAGTAATGGGCAGTGCTCATTATGATCCTCCTTCTCCTCCATCTGTTCCCGAGCCCGAGGCTGCCCCCCCTGCTCCCGAGCCAGTCCCTGAGCCAGAGGCTGCTCCCCCTGCTCCCGAGGCTGAGACCGAGGATGTCCCTGTGTCTCGTGCGAGTGCTCTGATTGAGGAGGCACTCAACGCGAAAGCTGCTGCTGCTGAGCCAGTCGCAGAGCCCGAGGTTGAGACTGCTTAAGTAGTCTAGCGCATGCCCTTGCCCATTGGGTTGGGCAGGTTCCAGCTGACCGCCTTGCGTGGCCGGCCGCGACCCCGAGCAGGCTTGTAGCCCTCGAACATCTCGCCCATGAAAGCCCGGCGCTTGACGTGGTGCACAGCCATACCACCCTTGCGTGGCTTGTACATGCCGCGCTTCACCTCCTTGTTGGAGCGCTCCTTCCGGTCAAACTTGGGCCGGATTGGGCTGGGGATGGTCATGGTCTTCAGGTACTTGGTCGCACGCTCGGTGCCACCAGGACTCTTGAAGTACTTGGCGGCTGGGTTGTAGTACAGACCGCCCTTTGGTGTGCGAGAGGCGTACTTGCCGTTGGCAGTCATGAAGATGCTGCGGCGCTTGGTGTTCAGGAAACCAGTGTTCAAGCCTGTGGAGCGGGGACGTCCAACCATTGGTACTATTTATTTACATTTTCATTTGGGTTGGCTGGCCAAACTTGCTGGCCCACTTGCGACGCACCCACATAGCATCCCGCTTATATATGCGAGAGGCATTGGGCAGTGTACTCTTTGTGAATGTGCTCACAGCAATCAACCGCTTGACGACGGCGTGGGGATCCTCCTTTCCCACGCGGATCGCCTTTGTCAGTGCGTTATGTCTGAACGTCTCCTTTTCCACTGGGTGGTAGTGGTACTTGGTGAGCATACCCGCCTTGAGCTTACCAATCAGCTTGGGCCCCTTGCCTGCGGCACCCACATCCTTGATGGGCACCGCCTTGACGCGGACTGGGCCACCCTTGGTCATGTATGTAAAGCCCTTCCGGGGACCCTTCTTGGTCATAGTGGGACGCACGCGAACCACCTTGCGGGTCCGGTGGGCAGTGTAGGCTGAACGCATTATGGTACGCATGTTTATAATAAATTTATATAAAATTTTCTTGTAAATGATGTCCAGCCATAAACATCCTGAGTTTCTCTTCGCTTCCGTACGAAAAGTTGAACATGTCAAAGGTATCGGAGGGTACATACATGGTCTTAAAGTCGTACTTGTGACGCAGAGAGGCTAGACTGGATATGATGGTGAGTGCATACGACTTGAGATCCTTGATATCTGTGTGGTCACTGCCTGCCATTTTTATACAGAAAACTTCATCAAAATTCTTTCCTATGAATGGGTCACCGGGTATCTGCTCTTGTGTCCCTCCATCTATGTAGTTCCAGTCTCCTATGCGTACAGAGCTCATGATGAGGGGTATGGCGACGGATGCAGCCACGGCTCGGCAGACACTCATGGTGGGGTGGGTATCCACTGAAAAATAAACAGTCTTTTTTAGATCAACACAAAAGGCTGATATGTGAAGCTTGATACGGTTATGCTCATACAACTCTTGAAACGTCACATCACTTTTCTTCAAGAATTTTTTACAAATTGTTTTTATTTTTTCTTCCAACTTGTTGGTGGGGACAAGTCCGTAATTCAAGAGGAGATTTTTCAAGTTGGGTTTCATGACTTGTTTTATAGGGACTTTGAGTGCAAAGTCGAGCATGGCCGGTATGTCCCCCTTGGCTGCTACATAAAGAAAGGCGAGGAGCCCCCCTGCGCTCGCTCCAGAGAGCTCTTCGAGGTTCTGTAGTTTGAGACGACTCAGAACTCCGAGGTACATAAAGAACCCCATGGCGCCCGGCCCAATGGCCAGGTACTTCATACTTTACGTTTAAAAATATACTGCAAGAGAGTAACGCAGGGCTGCAAACAGAATGGCGAAAACGATGGAGTGGACAGCAACCGCCTCTTGGAACGACGCGCCTGGAGGCAGTGTCACCAAAACACCTGGGGTGAGTACGATGGAAAGGAGCACGTGGGCAAAAATGTCAGCCTTGGTAAATGTACGGGTGAGGACCGTTGAGAAAATTGCATACAAGAGAATACCTGATGCAAGCGCCTTTTGGATGGGGTCAAGAGGCAGAGGCGCCAACTGAAAGACTGCAAACAGAACAGTCGGTATCGCCACCTTGGGGGTGGTTACATCGATCATCATTACTATAGGATTCGAGAATTGTGTGGCACTGGAATCTCATCCTTGTACACCAAGTCACAAAATGTGTTGAAGGTCATTGGTACTGGGAGGTACTGTGTCTCGTACCACTCTCTCATACCCATGTACATGTCCAAGAGCTCTTGACTGTACCAGTCTTCCCAATCCTCTTGGGTAAACTCGTCAAATGGGTCATCCTCCCACTCGTTTTGTGGGTCCACGCCCACATCCTCTGGAAGGTATGCATCCCGTGAATATTCGTCGTTGAGTCCCATTGTCTTACTCATCTCTTGGGTTTATTCTCTAAGCGAGTTTCTGCAAGCCTCTTACGGTGATGGAGTCCTTTTGGGGAACCTCTGGTGCCGAGTCAATGATTGCGTTGAGAGCACCCTCCACCTTGGCCACATCCCCTCCAAAGTACAAGATGAGACCGCGCTGAATCATCTCCATAACCTGCTTTGGAAGAGACTTGCGCTTTGGTGGTGCAGACTTGAGATTCACCTTGACCTCCTTCACCTTGACAGTGTCAATCTCAGACTGCTTCATCTCCTTTGTGATGAATTCACGAAGATCCTTCTCACGCTTTGTAAGAACTTGTGTATCCTTTCTGATGGCGGCAAGCTGCGCCTTGAGTGCGACCCACTCATTCATCTTTTGCTTAAAAATCTCACTCATTATATGTTCCTAAACTTATTTTTTTAAATATTTTGTCGCAATGACAATGCATATGATGAGTATTGTCCACCCCGTCAGGTGATCCACATTGTCCATGATGCTCTTTTTGTATGGTGGCAGATTCTCATACTCTTTCTTGTACCCTGGTGGCTTGAATGGCAGCCAAATGTACCGGCCGAATGGAACTGCGGTGGGCTGCAGCTTAAACTGGCAGTTGTATGAATAGTCATACCACGCCAAGGCTATGTATGGGAACCACAAAAGAAAAAATAAAATATAAATATTTTTGTGGGGAAGGTACCAGTATCCTCCTGCGATGAGTGCGGTGAAAATGATACACTTGATGTTAAACTCAAACGGTCTTCCGAGTATGCCTCCAGCCATATTAAAGATTTAGAATAAATTATGGATATGGAGTACAAGGTGGTTGTGACGCGTCACAATGAGCGTCTGTGGTGGTTGTCACAGGTACCACAGGAGTGTGTGGTGGTCTATGACAAGTCTGATGTTCCGAACGAAAAGTACATTTCTGTTCCAAATGTGGGCAGGGATGGTGAGACGCACTTTCGGTACATAGTGGACAATTACGACACCCTTCCAGACTATGTTGTGTTTTTGCAAGGGAACCCGTATGATCACTTTTCGATGGTTCCACTGAATATGGAGCGTGCTGTACAGGATGAGATGCAGCGTGGTTATACGACGGGTATGCCCTTTTTGCGAAATCCGTGGGATGTGGGTGCACTGTACCAATTCCCAGAGCTTCGAGTAGAATATTTTTATAAACTTTTCTTTGACGGCGAGTGTCCATGGGACACGTGGTCAGTTGGTCCAAAATTTATCGAGTTTTCTTCGGGCATGCAGTACATTGTGCCGAAGCAGTGTATACTGGCACGCCCACTTGAGTTTTATAAAAGGCTACACAAGATGATGCACGACGGGGAGTTGGATGGCAAGACGGTGGAGTGGCTTCTCAAGTATATATATGACCCGAGTGTGCCTACCCACACACTTCCTTGAAACTCGGCCTCCGGCCTCGGAGGGTAACTACGTTACCGCTCTACTGCCACTCTGGAGTAATCTCGAAGCGAGGCCGCATAGTGTCTGGGGGAATGGTGGACAGGTTCCAGATGGAGACTGGGTCGCGGGGGTTGATGGGCTCGCTGCGCTCCTGGCGGTTGGCGTTGCGGAGGACACCGCCGACAGTCTCTGGGAAGCCAATCTGGCTGCGTGGGTCCAGGTAGTTCTGGCCGCTCAGGATGTTTGCTGGAGAAAACTGGCCAAAGTCCTCGGTGGCGGTCACCTCGCGGGGGATGAGACCTGCGCCGGACACGTCAAAGGTTGGACCCTTGAAGCTGACTGGGGCTGCCTCACCTACACGGAGGTTGCTGGAGGCACTGCCCTGCTCGTCTCCCGCCCCGAGAGACAGACCCATGGGCTCAAAGAAAGACGCCCCCTGACCCCCGCGTGGGTACATGAAAAGGAAAATCAGGATGACAGCCGCCACCATCAGGAAAACTGCACGACGGTTCATCGCCATTTATATAATTCTACAAATATTTTTAGTCCACATAATCTGCTGGGTCCGTCTCGGGCTCGTCTTCTGGGGTGTCCGTGAACAGGTACTGCTTGGAAAAAACAGGCGATGGGGCCGCTCCCCGCACTCTCACCTGGACCACGCGCCAGATGGGACCAAATGACTTTTTCAGGAACCACAGGCCTGCGAGCTCGAACACAGCATCGCAGGTGCTACCCTGCTTGACATCCGCCAGCTCCAGCTGGTTCTTCTTGGTGTCGTAGGCTGTCAGGATAACCTCACCCTTGAGCTTGGCTGGTGCCACAGAGAGCACACCCTCCGTCATGGACTCCTGGTAAGCAGCCTGGATCGTCTCATCACTGAGCTCCTTGCCGAACCACTCCACCTTGCACTCCTTCGCCTTGGTGAGAATATCAGTGTCACACTTGGAAATCACCTCCTGGGAGCTCTCTGGAATCTTAAAGGAGATGCTGCTGACTGTGAGACTGTCCACGAGTACCACACCATTCACCTGGTGCAGGGCATTTGCCATCTTCAGAAAGTACCGGCCGTCGGGAAGCTTCACAGGTGTTCCGTATTCCATTGTACTATCAATATAAATAATTGTTTTATTATATAAACGCATGGCGTGTGCACCAGACTGTGCATGCATACCCTCGTCTGTTGAGCCAGGGAAGACAATGTGTGGCTTTATAGACCAAGAAAAGGGGTATACTCGCCCGTGCAAAGCTTCGTGTTGTAATAACCTGTGCACGGGGAGGCAGCCCGAGACGGATCAACCCATAAAGCCCACTGGGAACCCCAAGTTGCCTTATGGGTTTAATGAAAATTTGCCGCAGTCTGGTGGAGATTCGCAGAAAAAGTGGTGGACACCCTTCGAGTCTTCACCAATGTATATGCATGAAATTGTTTCCAAACCTGGAACTTTTACAGACCCAGGAAACCAAAATGTCAAAAATTACCCTCTTATTATGAGCACACAACACCCTGACCGTCCTATGAGCATCCCAGTTGACAACGAGTCAACCTTGGCTTTTATAGGCACTATGGCTGTTGCACTGGCTCTCCTCCTATAGAGTTATCATGTACTGTATACCCTCAACTCGGAGTGTACAATTGTATTTTTCTACAAACAAGTCAACCGCCTGCTTGAGCCCCGGGAACATGTCGTGCCCATAGTCGTCTCCCCATAGTACACCACCAGGCTTCAAAAGAGGCTTGTAAGCCTCCAAGTCTGATAGGACAGCCTCATACTCGTGTGCACAGTCAATGTATATAATGTCAGCTGTGATGCCGTAATACTTTAGAACTTCTGCCGCTTGCACACTTGATATAGGAAATGGAACAACACAGTCACTTAGTCCACCTTTTTTCATATTTTTCGTAAAAGTATAAAAAATAGTTGGCCATCCGTTGACATTATTGTTTACAAAACGCTCTGGAGCATCTATAAACAGTGTGTAAAACTCTGGAGCCCCGAGCCATGTGTCTATACATAGCAGAAAGTCAAGTTTGTCTCTAAACTTTTCAGCTATTTGTACTGCAGAGGCGCCCTTCCACGAGCCCACTTCAAAAATAGAAAGATTAGGAGAATTTTTAAATTTTTCATAAATAATTTCTAGTAGTGTGTTAAATCCTGGCTGGATCCACCCCTGCAAGTCTGGTGTATAGTCTTCGACCTGTAGGTTGGTGTATGCATTGGCCTGGAGTCTTTCTAGGAACTGATGCATTTATATTGCTTGAGAATATCTGTTTGGTCTAATTTCTCACGCTGTACGTGAAAGGCGTAGTGCACACAGACAAAGTCGCCGAATATGCAGTTGGGTCTCTTGAGTTCCCTTGGTCTATCACAAGAGAGCCACATTTCTTCATCCTTTCCAACATTTCCATCAAAGCCTTCACCCTTCCATGATATGCAGTTGATACTGACTCGCTCATACTCGGATAAAATCCAAACCCCTGGGAATCTAAAATTTTCTGGAGAATTTTTTAAAATAATTCTGTGAAGACCCTCTGCAAACTCTGTGCTTTTCCACCCATTGTCCCCTGTGCAGAGGTACTCTGCATGCATGCCTTTTATCAAAGGCAGTTTCCCAAACTTTTGGTGCAAGTATGTAATCACACTGTTGTTTAGGATATTCCCATAGACCAAGTAAAACTCTGGGTGCTTGAACCGAAACTCTACAAACTTTGCAAAGTTTTCTTTATCAATATAGACGACGTCATCATCGAACCGTACATAGATGGTATTCGGATCACAACAATTTTTAAAAAAATAATAAATTGATAAATTGTTTTCAAATTGTTGTCCATCTTTGAGTCTATCGAGTTTTATAAACCCTTTGTATTCCTTCTCAAGTGCCTCCATGTATTTAATGTCTTCCTGGTTTTCAGTGTTGACCCATAGTCTGTATTCGTCTACAATGGGTCTGAGAGCGGCAACTTGTGGGACCAAGACTTCAAGATATCTCTTGCGACCCGCAGGAGTCACGACAACAACCTTGAGCTCTGACTTGATTTCCAGCATATTTTTGCTCCAGAAATTAGTTAAAGCCGTTGGACGAGTATAGAGTACAATGGCAACCGAGGAGCCCGTGACACTTGACCTGATCTTCAAGGAGCTGAAGGGTCTGCGCAAGGATGTTCGCAAGATTCGTCAGTTTATTGGTGACCCAACGGGTGAAAAGTCTGCGGAGCGTGCCAAGAATAACGGCTTCAACAAGCCCCAGAAGGTGACGGCTGACCTACAGACGTTCCTGGGTCTGGCGGATGACGAGCTGGTATCTCGTGCCACTGTGACCAAGGCGGTGAACAAGTATGCCGCTGACAACAACCTGAAGCAGGGTCAGCTGATTAACCTGGATGACAAGCTTCGGGCTCTGCTCAAGCCACAGGATGAGGGCCCCATCACCTTCCTGAACCTGCAGCGCTTCCTGAACCCCCACTACATCACCGAGCCCAAGGCGCCCAAGGAGCCCAAGCCCAAGCCACCACCCAAGGAGACCAAGGAGGAGACCAAGGAGCCCCCAAAGGAGAAGAAGGTTCGGCCCAAGGTGGCCAAGCCAACCGCCTAAACGAGGTTATGTGCACTCTACAGTGAGTTAAAAATAGTGTAATATGATATACCATGGAGGAGCCAGTCCCTTTGATTGAGCCTCCTTTGCTCCCACGCGAGACTCTCAACTCTCTCGTGGGGACAAAGGTTAAAAATGTCGAAATATATCGTCGTGCCTTCACGCACGTGTCTTCACTCAAGCGTTACAAGGGCCTCATAGGGTCGTATGAAACGCTTGAGTTTATGGGTGACTCTGTGCTTGGCTTCATCATCACCAAGCACCTCTTTGACAAGTACGAAAAGGAGCAGGAGGGTTTCTTGACCAAGGCGCGCACCAAGATGGTCCGTGGCAAGACGCTCTGTGAAATCTCCAAGAAACTTGGGTTTGATGAGTACATTTTGATGGATGAAAAGGGTATCCGCAACGGGTGGAACAAAAACCCCAACATCCTCGAAGATGTCTTTGAGGCATTTGTGGGTGCCATATACTTGGACCTAGGGATGGTGTATGCCAAAGAATTTGTTATGAATTCTTTTGAAAAAATTGAGATTACTCTTGTGGATGACAACTACAAGGACCAGTTGATGCGTCTGTGTCAGATGATGCAGTTGAGCCCTCCCGAGTACGAGATGACTTCGAAGAATGGGGAGTTGTTCTGTATCACAGTCAAGGTGGATACGCTGCCACTGGGGTGTGGTTTTGCAACAAACAAGAAACAAGCAGAACAAAATGCGGCTGAAATAGTGCTTAAAACTGACCCGCGATTTAAGAATAGGGATGTTAACAGGTCCAGTCGCTCGAGTTCAGGAGCTTCTACAGCGAAAGTACCACGACCAAAGGTCACCCGAGTGGTTGAAGCTCCGGGAGGGGATGCTCACAGCCAGTGATATTGCGACTGCACTTGGTGAGAACCACTATGAGACGCCCCAGAAGCTTCTGTTGCGCAAGGTTCTGAAGCTCAAGTGGGCAGGGAATGCCGCCACGGCCCACGGGACTCGTCTCGAGCCCATTGCACGCGACCTGTACGACGAGCGGTACAACCACAAGAGTCACGAGATTGGTCTGGTTCAGCACCCTGTGCACAAGTGGCTGGGTGGTTCCCCCGACGGCATCACGGAGGATGGGCTCCTCATAGAGATAAAGTGCCCTCTGACACGCAAGATTGAGTCCAAGGTGCCCAAGCACTACATGCCTCAGATTCAGCTCTTGCTTGAAATTCTGGATCTTGAGGAGTGTGACTTTATTCAGTATCGTCCTGGTGGTACACTTCGTGAACGAGATGAATGCAGCGGGTGCCGAGTTGGAGTATTTGGAAATTGCTACTGTGAGTACAGAGATGTTCCTGATCCGAAAACTCCAGAGATTTTTAACATTGTGCGGGTTCAGAGGGACCGCGAGTGGTTCCAGAATGCACTACCTATCCTAGAGGCGTTTTGGAACAAGGTGCAAGACGCTAAAAAGAATGGACTCTGTGAGGTGGTGCCAGACCCCATAGAGTTCAAGGCGCTGACAGAGGCTGTGTGTGAGATTCAGCCGGAGTGAAAGACCCTGTGAGCGCAGCTCACAGAACTCGAGAAGAGGCCTGCGGCTCAAGACTCGCTACGCGAGCCTGTGACATGTGAGATTCAGCCGGAGTGACCCTGTTAAAAATAACTATATAATGATTAATATATGAAATGCGAGTTCTGCAAGAAAACTCCCGCGATACTCAAATGCAAGGAGTGCTCATGCAGTTTTTGCTGTGGCTGCATTCAGCTTGAGGTGCACAGCTGTGAGGGTGTTGCCAAACGCAAGGCTCAGCAAAAGCTGATGCTTGAGAAAAGCCTACCTCAGATTGTAGCAAGCAAAGTTATTAGGTTCTAATCTTTTTAGAATAAATAAAAAAAATAAGTGCAAGGACAGCAAGAAGGAGGATAAAAGACATGTTGTCCCTCTTGTGTCCTTTTCCGTAGCGCGTGGTTGTGTACTGGTCGTGGTCACCACCCACCAGGTCTGGGCGCACATATGAGATACTTCCATCGATGTACTGGTACTTGCGTGCGGGGAACATGGCAGAAGGAGCAGGGTATACATATCCCGTCTTTACAGCCATTGGTCCTGACATGTTGAGGCGCAGTGCTGAAAAGTGCTCTGGTGTGTCCCCTGGGAACACACTTTGTCCCTCTGAAGGATTCTCGTCAATTTGCGTGACATACCTGGCATCGAGGGGCTGGTCCTTGTACATCCCGTCGGACGGGAGACCAAAGGTGTTTGTGAGGGTGTATGGGTTCACCCGATTCATGCTCATGTTGTCGTCAACGAGCATAGACAATGCCATTATTATTCTCTTTATAAAATTTTGTAGCCATCTTTTCTCTATGGACTGACCACATCTCATCGAGGTCAATGTTCAACATATACGAAAGCTGAAATAAATAGCTGAACACATCTCCCATCTCCGTCAAAATGTCCGACCCCTTGTCCTTCTTGAGGCCATTCTTTTTGAAGTTTCTTTGGTGTTGACGAATGGCGCTTGCCAACTCGCCAATCTCCTCTGTGAACAGGAGCCAGACAGTGCTTACGGGGGCTTTGTCCCATCCTTTGGTTCGACACAGTTCAAAAGTCTCAGTTTTGTACTGATTCATCTTGTGTATACATGGGCTGGAGTCCTTATATGCGAATTGGTCTCTCCTTCCTCTTGATTTTATTATGAAACACAGTTTCGTTTACTTTTGGACAGATGATGAAGGGACACTCCGTGTCCTTCGACTTTAGATGTCGATATTATGTATCTTTTTCCTGTAGGCATAGGCGAGTGCAAATGCGGCACACAATATACCAAACTCAAACGCAATGGTCCTTGTCTCTTGGGGATCTCTCGGGTATCTCAAGGAGCTTGCAAGTCTGACACCTCTCTCTATTATGAAAAACACAACGAAACCTATGAAGATTTCGTCGAGTGCCTTGACCATATATTATTAGAAGGCAAATTTTGTCGAAGAGGGTCACGTAGTGACCCTTTCATCATCTCTCCTTTCAAAAGGCAAATTTTGTATTGTCCCCCATCTTGTTGCCATGTGTGCTGGTGTTGGCTGGCATGTTGAGGGGGACTGGGAGTCTGCTCGAGTCTTGCAGGTAGACGAGGCGCTGCA